CCTGCTATATCATTTCCAGTTGATACTTCTACTATTTCAGTTTCATAATCAAATAATCTTTGATTTAAAGTATCTACTTTAGAATTAATTTGGGTTTGACGATTAATAGCTTGATCTAATTGTTTTTCTAAAGATTTACGAGTAGATGAAGATGTTGTAGTTATTACTACACCTTCAGCGTTTGTATATTGGATTTTATTGTTAGATAAACCGGCTCGTAAATCAGATATGGCTCCGTTAATGGTGCTTTTTTCCGCATTATATACCGTTAACTGTTCCCTAACATTATCCCGTTTAGTTTCTATTAATGCAATTTGAGCATCTACACTTCCTGCTTTAGCTGATGTTTCTTGGTAAGCAGCAGATAGGAAACCATAAATACCCATACTAGTAATTAGTATTAATACAAAACAAGCTATTGATAAATAAGTTTTAAGTAAAAATGGTAATGATTTTCTATATTGGTATAGTAATGAAGCTATAACCAATTTAGCTATTTCTAATGATGCAGCCATTACTATAACTGCAAAGGCAGCACCTGCAAACAATTTACTAAGACCACTTACTGAATAAAAAGCAGCAGAAGCACTAACAGATAAAGCTGAAAGTGCTATAATAAAGGGAAATATTCTTTCTTGAATTTTTCTAAGCATAATTTTAAGTTTTAGTTTCTAAAACCCTTATGCTTATCTATACGATCTAATATTTTATTTAATTCTTCCACTTTAATTAGACCAGCCATAGATGCATTTTTTAGGGCACTTATCAACTGTAGTATCATAAATGGTACAATAACTACTTCAGATAACCAAGCTGTTCCTGTAAATCCTTTTTCTACCATTAAAATTACTGTTAATATAGCTAACCATACAAACGTACTTCTTGTTATTTTAAGTGCTTTATAAGTTTTAAATCCTTCTCTTTTTATCCCCGCCCAAATACCAAAAATCCCATCTAACCATAGTACAGCTACTACAGCTAAATATTGTTCCATGTTTTCCATAGATAGATTAAAAAGGTATGTACACATATAAGTGCAAAATGATGCTATTCCCACTATTGTAATTTTAGTTTGCATTGTTTATAAAGTTATTAACATTTCTAATAATTCCTCTTGGGGGAACATATCAAATTTATCTTTTCTGGTATTAGTATGTGTCCAAGTACCTTTTACTTTTCCATAATAAGCGTCAGGGTTAAAATCAAAAGCTTTAGCTCCCTTTTCTTTAATTAGAGACGGGAGGCCTTCTCTAACATCAATATTATCTCTTTCAGCTATCCATAGTAACCATAATCTAATAGCTTCAATTTGTTTATCTGAGTATTTGTGCCATGTTTTATGGCCTCTAAATGATTCTTTTAAAGTAACTATTTGAGATTCTTCTACTCTAGTGCCTGCATATGTTTTACCATTTACAATATACCCAAAATTATTTACTTCTATACCAACTGAATGTGTGTGCATGTGTTGTGAACCATTTTTTCCTAAATGCCAACCATAAGCACCTTCGGGAAATGCTTGAACCATTTTTCCATCATACTTAAAATCATTTCCTTTCACTGATTGGCCACCTAATACGAATTCGGTTGCTACTGCACCTCTACTATCTCTACCCCAATGATCAATTGTTCTAAATGGGTTATGCCAACCTGCTGTATGATGTAGGAAAACATATTCTTTATTTGTAGGTCCATTTTTATATTCACCTTTAGGTAAAAAATATTTTTCAATAACTAATCCATTTTCTGTAGTGTAAATTTGTTCTGAGGAATCAGTTGTAGCTAATCCCATAGCGTCCCATGTTGCAGGGCCTACAATACCATCAGCTACTAAACCATTTTCAGATTGCCATTTTTTAACAGATGATTCGGTTCCTTTACCGAAAATACCATCAGCTCCAATTTCTAAGAATTCTTGGAGTTCTTTTACTTCTTTACCTTTTGATCCTACTTTTAATAGCATGTTAATAAATATTAGAATTGATTAGATAATCGAGTTTCTTTAATTGTTTCTTGTAATTCTTTTAGACTAACAGGACATTCTAAATCTAATCCTGCTCTAAAAGATTCTTCTAATATGCCATCTTTAAAAATTAATATAGTAGGAGCCATTCTTATTTTATATTTTTTCTTTAATTCTGGGTTAGAGGCTAAATTACATCTATAATAATGAGTAACGTTTTTTAATTTATTAAATTCTTTAAAAGAGTTAACACTATTAAATTTAGCCCAAAATTCAATTATTACAATTGAACTTTCATCATCCCCAAATGGAGATTTTTCATGGATTTTCTTTTTATAATCACTATCACCAACCCAATCTTGAGCTTGTAAGTTAAAACTAAAAATTAAAAGGAAGAATAAGAATAAATTTTTCATATTATTTTCTTTTTTGAAGCTCATATAATCTCTCATCAATTTTTTCTAATTGAGATTTTATATCTTCAACATCATCCTGAGTGTCCATAATGGTAGTTCTAATAAGTTCATCTTTCATATCAAACTCCATTCTTTCTATTTCAGGTTCAGGAAGTGCTTTTGCTCTTTCTATATCAGCTTGTAATGTAAACCACATACCAATAACTGTAGCTATAAAAAACACAACAATTCCTATAGTTTTTAAGTCTAGTGTGATTTTAGTTCCTTCTCCTATTTGCTTAGCCATCTTATTCTATTATCTAAATGTGTAATTTAAACCAAATGTGGTTTGATATAATTGACTATCCCACATTTTACTATACTCTCCTTCAACAAAAATACCTAAATTTTTACCTACTTTCCAACCTAAATTAGCACCAAAGTTATAATCGGACCATTGTTTACCTTCTAACAAGTTATTATGTCCTCCTTTACCCCAATTATCTCTATGTAAATATGAAAAATCTTCATCACCCATTACATAATGGTGATAGGGTAAAATCCAGTTAGCATAAGCATGTAACCAAAATTTAGATTCATAATGATAAAAATCAAACCCTATTACTGGGGCAATTTCACCAAATCTACTTAATTGAGACCATATTTCATTATTATAACGATTCATTAATAAAGGATATACATTTTCTCTAAATGCTAAATCTGAATGTGCTACTTCATTACCATCAGGATCTACCCAACACCAATCTTGAGTAGTATCTCCGTTTGCTGTAGTTTGAGTGTAAAATACATCATTATAACCATATTGGTATCCTAAAGTATACCAAGGGTTTACTGCATTACCTGTATCATCAGTTTCATTTAACCAAATTTCAATAGGGTTATAACCATAAGGTCTATCATGAGTTCTAAATATAGCACCTGCAGATATAGAAAACTTTTTCCCAATAGGTAACCTAGCTCTAGTTTCAGCTGATTGGTATTTTAAATTAATTCTATCAACTTTTCTACTTTCAGCTTTAACAATGTGGTATTTACCTGTGTGTTTTAAGAAATATCTGCTATTATCAAACTCTCTACCCATCCATCTTTCCCATTCTTTATGGAATTGATATTCAAGTCCCTGGATAGCAGAAGATGGTGCTGTAAATACTAATTGATCTTCAGTTCCATCATAATAGTTTTTAGGTTTTCTTTCATAATCAAACCTAGCTAATTTTCTAATACCAAACCCATACCTGTAATCGAATGGATATTTTATTGTATTGTCTTCTACTCTGGGTATGTCATATAAAGAACCATTTTCATTAGTTCTTACAACATAAGTAGGGTAAGGAGCTTCAACTGAATTTCTAACTTCACCGGCACCATATATAGTTCCATATTTTAAGAAATCCTTATAAAGGGAATTAACAAAATTTTGAGCCTTGTTTTGAGCTTTAATTTGTGAACTTACTAATAATAGTAAGCATAATAATATTTTTTTCATCATTTTTCTTTTTTATTACTAAAGATTTTTTCTAATCCTGCGATTCCAAAACAACCCAAAGTAATAATTAAAAATGATTCATAAATAAATTCATTAATTATTAAATCTTTACTAAAATAACCTGTTACTAAATCAACAATTGCAAATATAACCATTACAGCAAATGACATAAAGCCTATTACACTTTTTTCATTCACATCATTTTCATCTTTGAATATGTCTCTGAAAGCCATTAATTTTTGTTTTATATTGTTTAACATATGATAACGATTAAAAATAACAATTTATATGCTTATAAATATAAAAAAAAGGGATGCTATTGCATCCCTCTTTAAACTTTTAAAAAAAAATTTTTTATTTTTTTAGTAATTTAAGCAACCATCCTTTTACTAAATCCCAATTACGTGTAGCAAATACACCTAGTGCGAATCCTGCATAGATTTTGTAACCAAAAGACCAAAGGAACAAACCTACAATTAGGCCTAGTATACCTTCAATTCCATTTCCTTTTAACCAAGCTTTAGCTGCATTAATTGCTTTTTTAGCCATGCTTAATTTTTCGACTACTTCTTTTTTTACTGCTTTTTTACGTGCCATAATTTTAATAATTTAATTAATGTGTTTATACATATAGTTAACCGTCACAAGCTAAACAATCATCTGTAGTTCTAGAACCTAAATCACCTTTAATTACTGAATCTGTGCGGAGATAGTATAAAGTTTTAATTCCTAACTTCCAAGCTTCCATATGAACCTGATTAATCCATCTAGGAGAATCAGTAGGATCAAACGCAACATTTAAAGATTGTGTTTGGTCAATATATTTTTGACGCACTGCTGCTTGTTGAATTAATGCTAATTGGTTAATTTCAGGGAAGGTTAAAAATATTTCTTTTTCATCATCTGTCAAAATATCATTAGATAAATTAGCTACAGAACCATTATCTGCTAAAATTTGATCCCATATTTTGCTTTGGTTTTTACCTTTTCCAATTAATAATTTTTCTAATTCAGGATTTCTAACAATAAATGTTCCTTTAGCACCATTAAATACATAAACATTTGCTGGTTGAGGTTCAATTCCTGCTGAACAGCTATTAATACGAGAGTTTGATACAGTAGGAGCAATTGCCATTACATGAGTATTTCTCATACCAGTTCCTCTACACCATAATGGTTCTCCATATTCTAAAGCCATTTGACGAGAAGCAGCTTCAGCTTTTTGTCTAATATCACTAAAAATGGTATGGGTCCAAGCTGTAGAAGCTAATGAATTAAATGGTAAACCTTTTTGTTGTAAGAAGGTATGCCAACCCATTACTCCTAAACCTAATGCTCTTCCTTTTTTAGCATGTCTGTGAGAACGAACCATTGAATCTTTACCATTAGTTTTAACAATAAATTCTTCCATTACACCATCTAGAAAATATGTTGCAATTTCAACTACATCAGTATTTTTCCATTCATCATATTTAGCTAAATTTAAAGATGATAAACAACAAATGAATGAATGTTCTTCATCTGTATGCAATGTAATCTCTGAACAAATATTAGTCATACTAACATCTAGGTTATTCATTCTATAAGCTAAAGGATTGTCTTTATTAACATTATCCTTAAACATAATGTATGGTTCACCCGTTTCTACACGTGATTTTAATATTTCTAACCATAATGACATAGCTTCGCTATCTCTATCTTGTAGGCGCTTCATAAACGCATCATCTACAACTACAGCTTGATGTAAATTTAAACATTGTCTATTAGGATCACCTTTAGGTCTACGAATTTGTAGATATTCATGGATATCAATATGGTTAATATCTAAATTTACTGATGCTGCTCCTCTACGAACTGAACCTTGGTTAGTGGCAACAATTGTTGAATCATAAATTTTAGCCCAAGGTACAATACCTTCAGATTTTCCATTTCCAGTTATGCTTTCTCCTCTTCCTCTAATTCTGCTAAGGGATATTCCCACACCTCCCCCATAGGAAGTAAGTCGCATAAGCTCCGCATTAGTGAGGCCAATACCACGTATCGAATCCGGAGTATCAATACCAAAACAACTAATAGGCAAGCCCCGATCAGTACCGGTATTGCTGAGAACAGGGCTAGCGAGACCAATCCATCCATTCCAAATATATTTAAAAAATTTATTAGCTAAATCTGGTCTGTTTAATCTATCAGCTACAGCATTAGCTACGCGTCTATACGCTTTACGGGGAGTTTCCCCAGGCATTAAATACCCTTTACTTATTGTAGATAAAGCTACTTCATCCATATAATCAGGATAATCTTTACCTTTTTCCCATTGGGAGTAATCTGCTATTAAACTATTATTATCCATAATTAAAATATACTTTCATCCCAAGTTAAATGTCCTTTACTATAATTTGTTACTCTATTTGCAAAGAAATCAGTATGTTGTTTCCCAGCTGATAGAGCATCAAACCATTTCATTCTTTCAACTGCAGTACCATCAATATCATCAATAATACCTTTATATCCTAAATCACCTAATTTAGCATTAATTCTATTTTTAATAAAATTTTCTAAATCATATTGTGAACAACCTTCTAAATCTCCTAACTCATAACATTTACGAATAAAATCTAATTCAAGTTGTAAGGATAATAATGCAGCTTCATTTATCGCTGCTTCAAGTTCTGGAGTTTTGAGTTGAGGATTTTCTTTGATAAGTGTTCTGAATAACCAGCAGCCGGCTTCTGAATGAAGGGATTCATCTCTAATAGACCATTCAACAATTTGACCCACTCCTTTAAGCTTATTTCGCATTTTGAAAGATAAAAGAACGGCGAAGGAAGAGAATAAATTAACTCCTTCGGTAAATGCTGAGAATATAGCGAGTGATTTAGCAATTTCATGAAGATCTTGTTCACTATTAAAACTATCCCTAACAGCAGTAAGATTTTCAATTTTAGCCATCGTAGCTTCATCTTCCATAAATTCAGCGAAATTTTCAAGTCCAAGTGTTTCATTTAATAGTGAATAAGCTTCGGCGTGGATTGTTTCAAATGCGCCAAATGTTGTAGCCATCATTATAACTTCTGGTTTTCTAAACCATTTTGTTACTAATCCTGACCAATAATCATTAACTACAGTTTCAGTTTGAGCGAAACCTTTTAGAATAGAACCTATAATATTTTTTTCCGTCTCACTTAAATTAGAGTTCCAATCATTTAAATCAGACATCATTGGAACCTCTGTATGTAACCAATGTGCTTGTTGTTGTTTAAGCCAGTAATCTGCTGCCTCCTGATACTCAAATGGCTTATAAACAATACGTTCAGCCAATAAATCCTTTTTCTTTGTCATTGTTAGTAATTAATTTTTGGGGTTATGAATTTAATTCAAAAAACTTATTTTTCAACGCTTGTTTATCAAACGTATCAAAATCGCCATAACTTTTGTTATTGTTAGGATTAGAAACTTCATTTTCAAATTCCTCATCTGGATCATAATCATGAACTTCAAAATGACCTGTGGATGTGTCTGCTTTGACTCCAAATGTTAATCCATCAATACCATATCTATTTTTCATAATGTGAAATCTTCCTGTTCCGTTTACTTTATCTTTTGCTTTTCTTGAAAGAGATAGACAAAAATCTGTAATCATTATTTTATCATACGATCCAGCAGCTTTATCTCCTTCAATAACATCATCTTTAGCACCTGCTCTATTTACTTGGGATACTGACCAAATTGGAATATTAAGTTCACGAGCAAGTCCTTTAGTGCTTGTATAAATATCATCAATCTCTCCCTTACGATCTGCTGTTCGCTTCCTTGTTGAAAGAAGATCTACATAGTCAATGATTATTAAATCAGGTTTAGTTCCTAAATCTGTTACTTTGCGAATATGGGATTCAATAGTTGATATAGTTGCGCGACCTGTTGGAAATTCTTTAATAATTAATTCACCAGGTAATTCGGGAATAATTTCTTCTACTTTTTCTCTATGTTTTAAAATTTTATCAACTGGAGTTTTAGTAAAGAAAGAATCATACCTACGTCCAACATAATCTTCACCTAATTCAAGTGTATAATGAAGAACATTATATCCCATTCTTACAGCATACCCACCTAAAGCAACTAACGACCAAGATTTACCACCTCCAGGATTACCAAATATAAGGCCAAAATCTCCATTTCCGAGACCACCCTGAAGTAAATCATTAATTCTCTCCCATGGAGTTGCAATAACTGTTCTTGAATCTTCTCTAAACCTTGCTTCAATATCTTTGTTATATTCATGTCCTACATTTTTATCTTGTCCTGCTTTTAATGCTGATTCAACTAAGAATTTAATACCATCAAAATCCCCAGCATTTAATAAATCAACACTATTAAGTAGTGCTTTTTTTAATTGTTGGTTTTTACAAAATGTTGAAAATTCTTCTCTTACATATTCTAAATCTTCATCTGATGCTTCATAAGCAGCTTTTAATTGTTCCTTAATGGAAATTTTAAGCACATCATTTGTAATTTTTTGAAGTTCTACTTTAAGAACATCCATTGAAGGTGTAGTATGATATTTATCATAATACTTAATTATCTCTTTTATAATCCATTGATGTGCTTGGTTATCCCAATATTCTTCACTAATAATATCATGAATATTTGTTAAATACTCTTTATGAGTAAGTAGAGATGATATCACTTTTATTTGGAAGTGAGGACCATATTGGTTTAAATTTAATAATGTCATAACTTTTATTTATTTTTTATTTTAACTGTAGGGATTCAAATATATCTTTTAACCAAAAATCTAAATTTCTAATCATCCCACCTAACTTGTCTTCATTATACATGGCAATGAACTGATCAGGAATATAATGAATATCTTTTGATTTAACAACCTCATCTAAATATTTTTCATCATTTTTATCAATCATAGGGTTTGATAAATCCATAATTTTATAATTTCGTTCTAGAGCATCAATACCTTGGATTATACGAGCATATATAACATTTTCTTTAAATTTAGATTCACAAATATTATAGATATCATCTAATGTCATATCTCTTTCACTTAATTCAGGAAATAATTTATATAATTTTTTTGGACCTAACCCTTTAACCCCTGCCACTTTATCTGAATTATCACCCATTAAAGTTTTATATAGAATAAAATTAGTAGGAGACATTTTAAATTTTTCTACTACTGTTTCTTCTGTATAAAATTCCTTTTCCATAGGACGATATACAATAACATTTTTATTTATTAATTGTAAAAAGTCTTTATCAGAAGATACTATAAATACTTTATCTTTTGGATCTTGGGGAATAATTCCTGAAAGGTATGCTATGACATCATCAGCTTCAACTTTAGGAATAGATAGGGTTTTTACTGGTAGTGTTTTTAGATATTGGATGATGCGAACCATTTGATCTACTTTAGCATCATGTTCATCCTCTAAATTATCAAATGCATCCCAATTAGTAATACGTTGTAAATCTCTTCCTGATTTATATTCAGGTAGTAAATTTTTTCGGGCATTAGCTGATCCAGATCCATCAAATATAACATAAACTTGGGTAGGATTTACTCTTCTAATTTCAGCACCTAATGAACGAAAAAATCCACCTAAACCCCCAATATGAATGCCATCAGGATTTACCATATTCATCATTGCAAAGTTTCTAAAAAATAGATTTAATCCATCTATCATTAGAATTCTTTCTCCTTCTACAGTTTCTTCTCCATGCTCGTCCATATTATCGAGGAGCTTAAGTAAATCTTTTTGCTTCATGTACGTTTAATTATGGGGGAATATACGAAATTCCCCCCGGGTAACCAAATTTTTATTTGGGTTCATCTGTGTGAGATGTGATGTCTGTGTATGCTTCATCCTCTTCAGCAATTATAAAATCCCCACCACCTAGGATTTGTTTCCAGGCTTCTTTGTGTTCTTCTTTATAATTTTTAAGTGCTTTTTCATCATCAAGAATAAAACCATGAGGTGTCATTACAATTTTACCTCTGGTAGTAACCCCATTAATGTGATTTTTATCAATCTGAAGGTTAGTACGTTTAGCAAATTCTACCTGCTTACCATCTTTAATTGCTTTAATTTTAGATGTTCCAGCTGACATAACATTACCAAATGTAACTACGAATGTAGAATCAAACCACATAGCATATCCACCTTTATTCATTAGTTTGGGTTGACCCATAGGTGATTCTGCTTTTAATGTCCATACTTTGTT